TCTGCTAACGTAAGTGATTCAGTTTCCATATGTTTGATATCATTAATATTATCAGTTCCTAAGAATTCAATCATTTTTTTTACATTTTCATTACCAGCACCTGCGCCTTGGATATGGTTTGTTATTTTTTCACGGATAGATTTATTGAATGGAGTATATAGAAATGCATTAGATTGAACAAAAGAAACCATCATACTATGAATTTCAGTTCTTAATAAAGATGATTTAGGCACATCTCCAAATAAAATTAGTGATTTTTTTGGTTCATCCCAGTTAATGATATTAAATGCATGAATATCTTCTGGGTTTAGAGTAGTTTCATCAGAATATCTAAATCTTAATTCATCCTCTAATAATTTTTCATAATTATTATTATAAGCTTCAATAATATTTCTTTGTGTATCTTCAAATCCAACATCTTTGATTTGTTTTCTAGATTGAGAAATTTCCTTAAGTTTTGAGTTTTCATGCATTTCAGTTGTAAATATTTGTTTGATTAGAGATACACTGTTAATTGGGTTTTTAAATCCTTTAGCATACCATTCTTCAAAGAGTTCATTAGAAATATGGTGATTGTCCATTTTAGTTGGTTGTACTAAAATATACCAAGTTAAAGTCATATTAGGATCAACTAATGCAACAACTTTATTATATAATGTATTATCCTTTTTTTTAATAAATTCTAATAAAGAATTTAGTTTATATGCTACTTTATGGTTATGTTTTTTATCATGTACATCTTTAGTAATTTCTTCAGTTGCATGAATTCTATTTTTATTTTCACTTGATCCTTTAACAGTCTTTTTTTTAGTTTTAGGTGCTTCTACTGTTGCTGATTCTTCTGGGAATGTGGCTAAAGTATATTCAAATACATAAGAATTATTTTTACTTGACCATTGTTTGAAATTCTTTGATTTGCTTAATTTGCTTAAATCAGTTTTTATTTTTTTTCTATTGTATGTAACCAAATCTCCGGATAATTTATCATGTTTTCCATAAATAAATAAACTTTTTAATTTATTCAAAGCTTCTTCACCATCCCCTTTATTAATCATTTTTTCTAATTCTTTTGTTAATTTATCATCAGGATTAAGAAATGTTACTTCATTTCTATCTCTAGGTCTAAATAACCCGGTCGCACAAATATCATCTAATAGATCATATAATTTTGAATTATGTTTGCGAATAAATGAATATAAACTACAAAAACTTTCTTTAGATTCAGACATTATAAATATTTATTACAGTATTAGTATATATTATTATATTTTATTTTATTATATTATTATTATATATTATTAAATATTAAATAATAAAATAATTAATAAATTATTTTATTAATTATTTTCTTTAGTAATGGCATCAAATGATAATAAAATATTTTATTATCATTTAAATTTATTGCATTATAATTTATATAATAATTTATACAATAAATTAAATAATAAAATTTAAAATGGGTGGAGTGCTATCAAGTTACGCTACTGAAGAAAATACAATTTTAACAAATACTATTACAGATGATAATATCAATATTAATAATAAGATAGATGATAATTCTAACACTGATATTGATAAGTTTAGAACTGAAGAAATTAAAAAAATATCAACAGAAGAAATTATTAAAATAACTAATGAGAGTATTCATAAAATGATTGATAGTTTAACCAGTGAACCTAAAGTAGAAGGCTATTATAATGAACTTTATAGTGATGACAGTGATTGGGATAATGATGATGTTGAAAGTATGCAGAAAGATGATAAAAGTATGCAGAAAGATACTGTAATTGATGTATCTCCAAGTTCATCATGTTCAGCATATTCTTCAGATTATTCAGATGATTCTGAAGAAGAATTTGTAAGAAATGAAAGAAATAGAATGATGCAACATGATCAAGATACAATTGCTGATAAAAAAGATGCTAATGATATTATTGATGATTTAGAAGAAAAAGTTGAAAAATACATAGAAGAAAAGGTTGAAACCTACGTTGAGGAAAAGATTGAGGAATTTATTGAAAAAAAATTTCATCCTAAATCAACACAAACTTGTAATATGTGCAGTGATGATAGTGATGATGATCATCATAATATTATTAATAAAGTTAATAAGAGTGCAAAAAATGTTCAGATTGATCATAAATTATTAACACAATTATTTGATAGACTTGATGCATCTATCCAAAAATCTAAAAAGAAAAACTAAAAATACATTAATCAAAATTAAAAAAATAAAAAATTTAATAATATAATTTATATTTTTTTTTATTTTTTTATAAGTATTAATATATAATATAAAAAAATATATAAAAATTAATTAATTATTATTTATTATAAATTAATAATTAAAATTATTATATTTATTATTTATATATAATAAAATTTGTTTGTATTTTTATAATTTAAATAATGGGAAGTGCTGCATCAGTTGAAAAAGCACCAAGTGCTCAAACAGATAACAAACATTCAAGTATCGAAGAAACCGCCGCTAAAATCGCAGCCGGTATTCAACAAATTACAGGTTCACTTTCAAATACTGGATTTGCGCAAGGAGCTATTCCAAACCCTGGTTCGAGTATTGCTGGTGGGGCATTAGTTGGTGGAACATTTGCAGTAAGCGCTGGACTACATGAACAATTAGTAAATGCTCTTGATTCTAGTCTATCTAATGGAAGTGATATCACTGGATCATTTCATGGGTCAAAAGAAAGCTATGCTTTAAAAACTATTGGAAAACATGCTAGTAAAATAAATGGACAATATAACAATCTTTCAGCATCTGTTGAAGAACGTATTTCTAATATCTATGCTCTAAATAAATTTTTAGATGATGGATTTAGTAAACTATATGAAATTGTTAAATCATCAGGAACTGATGTAAATAATGACCATGTAAGAGTCATTGAAGAAGTACAAAGTTCTTTATCTAAAGAATTAGAAAAACAATTAAAAGCTTTAGAAAATGTACTTAAAATTTCTATTAAACCAACTAGAGAATCATTAGTTGAACTACTTAATAAGAATAAAAGCTTTACAGCACTCGCTGAAACTTTAGGAGTTCATTATGGTGATGAAAATGCTAGTGATCGATTAGCATTAGTTTTTACTAATGTATCTCAATTAGGACTAGTTTCTGAACAAATCAAAGAAGCCTTAAAAACATTACATATTACATTAAATGACTATAAAAAAATAACAAATATATCTAAATTAAAAAATTCATTAGCAAGTGTATTTAAATCTATTAACAAAGACAAAAAAGAACATAAATTAAATGATATCTTAAAAGCAATGGAAGTATTAGAAAATAACCAACATTGGCATTCCGATATCGTTAAATGTGTAGAAAATAATAAAAATTGTTCTCTAAAAAAAATAACTGGAAGTAATGATGTCCATAAATGTGATAACTGCGATTGTGAAGGTGGATGCGATAAATGTGCGGAATGTAATGATTGCGCGGCTTGTATGAAAATGAATCAAAATGTTGAAGGTGGCGATTACACAACAAGTATTGGAAGAGTATCTAGAGTAGGGCAAAAATCAACTTTAAATTCAAGAATTCAAACATATGAAAAAACTTTAAAACAAATTTTTAAAAGTTTTATTTCTCAAGTAAATCTTAACTTTAAAGACATTCAAAAGAATATTGAATCTGTTTCTGAACAAATTGGAAGTGAAATTCTATATAATGACAATCTTAAATCATTTATTGATATCTTCGAAGGTTTCAATGATGATTTAAGCAATGATAAATTATTTTATGCTATAATCGGTTTAGATAATTCAACTAGCTCAAAAGAATTAAAAAACAGATTTATGGATAATTTAAATATGTTAATTCATTCTTTAGATGCTATCAAAGGAAATAAATATCTTAATGATATTCATAAAATTTTAATCCACACTAAAGAAAATATTGATACTTACAGTGATACAGTAACTAATATCAAAAAGAATGAAAATCAAAAAACAGGTTCTAGTGACATTATGTGGACTGATAAATTAATTGATCAATCAATGCCAATTAATACCTCTAAATTAATTAGAGAAACTATCGTTAAACTAAAATTCTACGGTAATATTGCTATGATTAAAGATAATTTACATAGAATGTCTAAAGAACATCAAATATACAAACAAGATTATAATAATCTATTAGGAAAATCAATTGGTGTTAAATTAACTGAATTAAACAGAGAATATGTTGAAAATGTTGATAGAATTAATGATAAAGAGCGTGGTAGAGGTTGGTTATTAGAACAATATAATATATCAGCATCTGAAAATGCTAAAATTCCAAGAGGTTTTGTAGAAACTGTTTATAAATTACAATATGAATCTAAAGTAGGACTATACAAAACAGTTGAAGCAATTGATTTGTATTTAATGAACTTCACTGAACAATTATCAGGAAACATTGATGCTATTAAAGATTTAAATAAAATGCTTCAACAAACTGAAATTATTTCTAAATGGTTTAATAAAAAAAGTGGTGAAAATTTACAAGAATTACTATCTGGAATAGCTGAAAATACTGATAATGAACTATCACAATTTTTATCTACTCAATTTGGTATTTCCGTACCATTAAGTCCAAAATCATTAATTGGAATCAAAGCAAGAGAAGCTCTAGAACAATCTAAAAAAACTATTGATTCTATTGCTGTATTGAAAAATATAATTTCAATGTTTATTCATATTGGTGACAAATTTGGAAATAAATCATTATCTAAAGAAATGTATATGTCTCCAAATGTTATCTATAAAAACTTAGTTAAATATATATGGGTAAGTGCATTTACTATGGGATACGGAACTGGTGGTGGTAAAGTAGATGCTGAAATTGAATCATCTAAAAAGAATAAAGGAGCATATGAAATTGAAAAAGGTGATGTTAATTCATTCTTTGCTTTAAATTTTACCAGTTTAACTTCTCCATTAGATGTATTTAATAAACATGAAACTGAAATTAGAGCTCTTATTACTTCTGAAAAGGCTAAAAAAGGATCTGATGTAGCATCATTAACTAAATTAGAAAAATCAATTAAGAATGATATATTTGCCACTGATGATAAATATTTTATCTTAACACTAAAAGCCATTACTGCTAAAATTATTACTGTTATTGATAGTCATAATTTAATCAAACGACCAGCTAATCTTGCTAATCTAATAAGTAATCCAGTAAGAATGGTAATTGGAGGTGCTGAAGATCCAGCTGTTATTAATGAAGCATTTGAATTATATATTAGATTACCACTATTAGTTGAATTCTACAAAAATGTATTTAATAATGGTAATGAAGAATATAAAAAAAATCAACATGCCAATGATGATTCTGATGTTATTGCTTATATTCCAGAAGTTGGGTCATTATGGAGTGGATTAATCCAATGTATCTTTGATGAATCTAAATATATCAATAGCGGAATTTATAGCTTAGATAATATGAAACGTATTATTTCAGAAATTAATAATATCTATAAACATTATGCTAAAACTGATAAAAATAAATTAGTTAGAGTTGTTGTATTAGATTTAGTTGCTGAAATTAATAGAAGATATGGTGTTCTAAAAAGAAAAGATATTAATGAATTCTATCAAATTAAAAAGAATTTTATTAGAAAATTAGATGATATTTCAGTAGATAATGATACTAATTATGATATTCTTGATGAAACTGAAGAATATGAAGATTCTGGACCAAGTGGAATGTATACTGAAACCACATTTAATAAATACAGCTCAGAAACAAGTACTATCATTACCAATGATATTAATATTGTAAATGATTTTAGAAATAAAATTCATAAAGAATTATTTAGCAACCAAGCTGCATTAGATGACTTATCTAAAAAATCATTTTCTGAAAAAATTAAATTTTACAAACATGAATTAACTAATACTCAATCCAATGAATCTAAATTTGGATTAATTATTCAAGCAATTGATAACTCTAGTAATATCAATTCTCACAATTCTGATGTAAATTTAATGTTTAATGAATTAATTGCATACCCTCTTAAAAATCTTGATGCTATCAAAAGATGGGCTTATAATACAATTATTAATTATATGCAAAGATATAATGCAACATTCCCAAATAATGATCTTCTTAAAGCACTTGGTAATTTTAAAGATAATGAAGAATTAAGAAATAAACTTGTAAGTGGGTCTGCTAAATCTTTCAATAAAGTAACATTATTAAACTTTGTTAATGAAATGACTTATGATAATAAAAATCTACTTGATACTAAAATGTTAACTCCTAATAAAATTATTATTGATTACAGTAAATTACAACAATATGTTGAAAAATCTATTGAAAATGTTAAATATATGATTTCTAAATTTAGAAATCAAATTTCTAAAGTAACAATGAAAAAATATGAAGATAGATTATTCAAGATAGAAGATAAATTATTAATTAAAATGTTAAAAAATGAAAATATTGATGAAAATTCAATCTATTCAGTATTCAACTTTGATACTATGAATAATACTATGGGTAATGTTGGTGATATTAAATTAGGTGCTGGATCATTATTTAATGACTTATATGATAGTATTATGTACAAAAATGATATGAGTTTAATTAATGAATCTTCTAGTTCTATTACTAACTTATTAATGAAAGATGTATTCAGAACATATGATCAATCATCAAAATCATGGAAACCACATGCTCCATTTAACATCAATAATAATTTATATAATGAATTAGATGATAAAGTAGTTGCTGGACAATCTAATGCACTATTATTAAAATTCAATTCTTTAGTATATCAATATCTAACAGTATTCTATGATCCTACTAATAAAAAGATTTATAATAATTTATTTAATGAATTTGTTAATAAATCCCAAAACTCAGCCATCTTTAATAATAATGGTATTCCTGATATTAATATCCCATCTGAAAACTTAGCAGGTTCGTTCTTTAAAAATGATGCTATCTTATGTGAATCATTAGCATATATGTTCAAAACTCTAGTTAGCAGAACTACCAATGTACAATTACCAATCAAATATCATTTAGTAATGAGTTTGAATGAAGTATCTCCAAACTTTGTACAAAAATACAAAGCATACCTTCCTGTATTTATTAACTTGTTTGAATCCATTATTAAACATGGTATGTCTTATAAAAAAATATTAGAAACAACTGATAAAAGTATTATCAATGAAACTATTAATACTAAATTAATTCAAACTGGTTCAAGAACAATTCAATCGGATGTAACCGGTGAAGTAAATATCCTAAATGGTTCATTCGATGATGAAACTACTTTAGCTAATATTAAATTTGTAAACACATTAAATAGTATTATTGATAGTTCTAGATCAATGATTAATGATGCTCAAACGGTATTAAATGAAATTAATGTAAAACCACAATATTTCGAAATTAAAGAAAACTTTATTAAAAATACCTTTAATAATACTTCTAAATTACCATTTATGCCAATGTCTCTAGAATCTATGTTATTAAATAAAAATATTACAGTTGATACAGTACTTCCAATTAATAATAATAATGACTACAATGTTAAATTTATATCTGGAATGAATTCTAT